TTTGGAGTACCAAGTCAGCTTATCGGAATACCAGATGCACAAACTTATTCTAACTTTGCAGAAGCAAAATTGGCATTGTATAACGAAACAATTATACCTTTACTAGATAGAATACAATCTGATCTTAATGAATGGTTGGTACCAAGATTTGGTGATGATTTAGAAATAAGATACGATATTGATTCTATACCAGCTATGGCAGAACAAAGAACTAGAGTTTTTGAATCTGTAACACAAGGGGTACAAAATGGTATTCTTACTAGAAACGAAGCAAGAGAACAGCTTGGTTTTGAAAAGATAGATGGCGCAGATACTCTATTGGTACCAGCAACTTTAATGCCCCTAAATGAAGCTAGTGACGAAACAGCACCAAGTACAGATGAAGATTTACCAAAAGATTTGATAGAAGAAGAAAATCAAACAGAAGAATTAGATTTAGACCAACAAGCATTAGATGAAGAAATAGAAGAAATGGTAAAAGCAGAAAAAGATATAGATACAAAACCAACTGCTGGTATGCAAGAAGAAGCCAGAAAAGGTTTAGAGTGGAGAAAAGAATTTGGTAGAGGTGGCACTATGGTTGGTGTAGCGAGAGCAAACCAAATTGTAAGAGGAGATAAACTTTCGCCAAGAACAGTTAGAAGAATGAAATCTTTTTTTGCAAGACACGAGGTAGATAAAAGAGCAGAGGGTTTTAGAGCAGGTGAAAAAGGTTATCCATCTGCTGGTCGTATAGCTTGGGCACTTTGGGGTGGCGATGCAGGACAAACTTGGTCTTATAAAAAAGTAGATCAATTAAACAGAGAAAGAAATAAATTTGTAGAACAAGTTTCAGAATTAACAGATGAAAACTTTGAAGAAAAACAATTAACAGCGGCAGTAAGAGAGGGTTTAAGAAACAAAGTAAAAGAACATAATGATAAGCATGGTGATAAAAGAGGAAAAAGAGTTACATTAAGAATGTTAGCGGCAGTTTTCAGAAGAGGTGTGGGTGCATATAGAACTAACCCTGGTAGTGTAAGACCAACAGTAAGAAGTGAAGAACAATGGGCTTATGCTAGAGTAAATGCGTTTTTATTTGCTGTAAGACGAGGTAGGTTTAGAAGTGGTCAGTTTGACAGAGATTTATTGCCATCAGGACACCCTTTGAAAACATGAAGAAAGTAGAAACAAAATTATACATAGAAGAAAATAAAGAAAGCGACGAGTGTAATGTAGTTATAAGAATTGGCACTCTTAATAGTAAATCAGATGCACTTAATTTAGCTAGTTATATTTTTATTACACATGCTTTAGATTTTACACCAGAAATTATACACGAAGAAGAACCACATGGAACTATACACTAATGTTTTTTACAAGTAAGCAAATAAAATTTTTTGGTGCAAAGCAAGTAGCTGAAAGAGAATGGCATAGGCAAAATAGATTAAGAGAACCATTTATAAGACAATATCAAGCAAGATTAAAAGCATATTACAATAAGATGGCAGTAGAAGTTTTTGAAGCATATAACACAGGTTCTACAACGATTTTAAACCTAAAAATCAATGATTTTAGAAAAGACTTGCAAAATATATTTAGAATACAATATACGGTTATAGCTAATGCTTTTAAAAATTATGCATTAGATAGAATGCAGAATGTCAAAGACTTTGATTCTGATTTTGATAGAAAGTTAAACTTGTATATTGAAGAAAATATTGGTACATTGGTAACCGATATAAATGAGACAACTAGAAAGAGAATTGTTGATGCAATCAATACTGGTTATAACAATGGTCTTTCTGATGCTGAAACTGGTACTTTATTAAGAAATACAATTATTGGTTTTGGTGTAGCACGAGCAAACTTAATTGCTCGTACTGAAACTCATAGGACTGCTTCTTGGGCAAACGAAACTACTGCCGAGAACATGAATATTGCAGGAACCAAAAAAGAATGGATTGCAATACAAGATGCTAGAACTAGAGTAACTCATTCAATCGCAAGTGGTCAGCAAATTCCTTTAGACCAAAAATTTGTTGTAGGTGGTGAAAGATTAAAATTTCCAGGTGATCCAAGTGGTTCGCCAGGAGAAACTATAAATTGTAGGTGTTCTGTTATTTACACTACACCTGATTTTTTATAAGGAGATAATATGGAACTAATAATCGGATTTGTTTTAGGTGTTTGTGCTTGTAGATTAAATGACAAGTATGGTTGGGTAAACAAAATAATAAAAAAAATTAAGAGTAAAAAGTAAACAATGCCACTAGTAAAACCAAAAGATAAAGAAAAAAGAGATGACTTTATTGAGAGATGTATGGGTGATGAAACATCTGTAAATGATTTTCCAAAAAGAGGTCAAAGGTTTGCAGTGTGTAATTCATTATACAATTCAAGAAATAAAAAGGAGGAATATTCAATGGACGATGTTACTAAAATGGCAGATGCAATTAGATCACTTACAGATGTAATTTCACATAAAATGCCAAAAGATGAAGATGAGATGGTAAAGGAGAAACCAGATAAAAGAGATATATTTGATAACGAAGATGATGCTAGAGAAAGAGCAAAAGTTTTAGGTTGTACTGGTATTCATACAATGATGGATAATGGCAAAAGAATTTTTATGCCTTGTGGAACTCATGCCGCTTATGACGAAGCTAGAAAAAGTCATTATGGCAAACCACATAATGAAGAAAAACCTGGTAAGCCAAAAGATGAATTAGAACAAATGGATCACTATGGCGAAGAACACGATAAAGATAAAAAGAAACCAAAAAAGAAATCTGTTTGTGTTTGTCAAGATGATGGCAAATGTCAATGTGATTCAGAAATAAAACAATTAGTTTTTGAATCAGAAGTAAAAGCAGATGATAGTGGTATATTTAGTGGTTATGCTTCTATATTTGGTAATGAAGATCAAGGTAATGATATTGTACAAAAAGGTGCATTTACAAAGTCTTTAGAAGAAAGACCAGCACCAAAAGTAAAAATGTTATTCCAACATAAAACAGATGAACCAATTGGTGTCTTTGAAAATATTTACGAAGATCAAAAAGGTTTATTTGTAAAAGGCAAACTAGCTTTAGGCACACAAAAAGGTAGAGATACTTATGAACTACTAAAAATTGGTGCATTAGATGGTATGTCTATAGGATTTAAAGCTGACCCAACAAAACAAGGTTATAACGAAAACAAAAGAGGTGTAAGAACTCTTAAAGAAGTTGACCTTATGGAAATCAGTTTAGTTACTTTTCCAATGAACGAAGAAGCAATGGTTCAATCGGTAAAAGGTAATTCTAAAAGTATTCGAGAGTGGGAAAAAATCTTGCGAGATGCAGGAGGTCTTTCTCGAACAGAGGCGAAGATGGGTGCGAAAGCATTATCGGAAACTTTAAACCAGCGAGATGCTGATGACAATCAATCATTAGTTACTTTAATACATAAGGTAGCTAATATAATTAAACAATAACAATGGAGAAACCAATGGACGATCAAGTAAAAACAGCTATTGAATCTCTAGGCAAAACTTTTGAGGCATTTAAAGAAACTCATCAGCAAGAACTAAAAGAAATTAAATCTAAAGGTTCTGCTGATCCGATTACATCTGACAAGCTATCAAAAATCGAAAAAGATTTAGATAAATTAGAAGATGTAAACCAAGCAGTTACTAAACAAAAAATGGCTCAAGATGAAGTAGCAGAGAGAGTCAAAAAAGTTGAAACTATGATGTCAAGACCAGAGTTTGGAAAAGCATGGAATGATGCTTCTTCAATGGAGAAAAAGGTTTTTGACAAATGGTTAAGACAAGGTAAAGAAGCATTAGGTCCAGACGAATTAAAAGTCTTAACTGCTTCTAATGATAATACTGCTGGTTATCTTGCACCACCAGAATATGTGCAAGAATTAATCAAAGGTATTACAGAAATATCTCCTATTAGATCAATCGCAAGAGTTAGAAGTACAACTAATAGATCAGTGCAGATTCCAAAAAGAACTGCAACTTTCTCAGCAACTTTTGTTGCAGAGCAAGGAACTAGAAGTGAAACTACTGGCTATGCAGTAGGTCTAGAGGAAATACCAACACATGAATTATATGCTTTAGTAGATATTTCAGAACAAGAGTTAGAGGATTCTGTCTTCAATCTTGAAGCTGAAATGAATAGTGAATTTACAGAGCAGTTTGCAAAAGCAGAAGGTAATGCATTTGTAAGTGGTAATTCAGTAGGTAAACCTGAAGGAATAGTAACAAATTCAGATGTAGGTGTAACAGCTTCTGGAGTAAGTGGTTCTTTGAACGCAAACTCTTTAATTAGCTTATACCATGCAGT